GTCGAGAGAACATCGACGCCAACGCTATCTCCCAACATGTCAACAGCCATGCTGTGGAACTGCCGCATCTCATCAATGTCAAATACGAGGTCATTGTTCTTATCAAGAGGGAACTTCTGGATAATAATCTTCAAAATCTGCTGTAACATCTTCTGAAGGTCAATGTCTTGCGCCTTTTCCAAGTCCAATAGATGCGGAATGACATTGATAAACATCGGCATGTCCGAACCGTCAATATTAAACTTAACAGTCTTTGTCGGGTCTAGAAGTACCCACCCCTTGGCATCACCGTTAAAGTCTTGCGGCAAAGTCCCCTTCTTGTAAGCAACGTATGCCTGCTGGATCTCTTTTGGAAACATTTTAACAACACGCAAGCGATAATCATTGTCCGCGAAAGAATCATCAAAATACTTCAAGTTAAACTCAACTGCGGGCTTACCATTATAGTTATAACGACTGCGGCAATAATCAACAGGAAGCTCTTGCAGGAACTCCCTATCCTTTTGCGCAAGACGATAACCGTAGAAACAACCGTTCTTGATTACCTTCACCGCAATCTCAGAAAGATGCTTCTTGGGCTTTGAGTTCTCCAAGAAGAGACAAGCTCTGAGCCACCCCTCGACAATCTTGGTTTGCGGCACAGTCTTGTCATACTGTACAGGAGTTACGAAAAAATCATAGCGGAAAAAGTGAGCCATATACTTTATCAAGCGCTCGTAAATGCCGCTCTTACTGAAAAAGTAATCAGAGATTGCGCGAATCTGTCTATAGTCGCGGGTATTGATAGCCCGAACCACCATATCCTTCGTAATCTTCCTGTTGGACTGTATCGCCGCAATAGCATCAACGTTTAGGAAGGCGTCATCTCGAAGCGTCTTACCTCCGACTTTGATCTTGTTATAGTAGGCACTATCGCCTTTATACCAATCAGAAAAATCAATCTTCTTCTTATGGGTGTCTGTAAGCTTTGCCATAGCACCTCCTTCTAATACCCCGCAGCTTTCATAATATATTCGTAGGTAATCTTGTCTTCATCCCAATAAGGAATTGTAACAAGATTAATATGTTTCTTAACGCAGTAAGCCCGCTTGACAGAATCATTATACTTTTGGCGTTGAATTGCCTTATCTCCGCCAAAGTGCTTCACAGACTCGTAATGCTGCCTACCTTGATATTCAATCAAAAAGTCAAGCGAGCCATCATCGTCAAACACCGCAAAGTCAAATCGCAAGTGTCTTCCACTGGTAGAAATTAAATCCGCAAACTCATATTCTTCAGAAAAAGGAACTCCATGCTCAGCCAACACGGCATGTATCATCCTTTCGCCTTTTGAGCTAAGCATGGAAACCCCCCTCTGTCCAAACATATATCACTTATTATCAAAAAACAATGACGCGAATAAACATCTTTTGCCCAAAAAAAATTATCTTTTCGCACTTGTAAAAAGCATCAGCTTGGACAAATCGCCTCTATGCTTGCGGCCACCCTTTTCCTCAATCATTCTTGGATAAGACAAAGCATAAATCAAAGCCGAGAACTTATCCTTCTTGATTGTACGATTGTTCTGCTTCAAGACGATATTCATACCCTCATTCTCCTCAACTAGATTCATCATCTGGTCTTCAAGGATGGATGTAAGAACATATGGCCGCAAATAGTCGGCTCTCTTGGCCTTTGTCATTCTCTTGCTTTGAGACTGACTAAGAAGTTTGTTCTTGGCGGTATTCTCATCAATCAAGAAATGAATCTTGCCACTGCCCATCTGTGACTGACAGTAGGCATACAGCTCGCTGTTTATCTTGGCATTAGCCTTCATAATGTACAACGAATTCGGCATTGGATAAGCCGCATTATTCAAGAACTTCTTGTAAAGTCCATCATCATCATTGTATACACCAAGTGCTCCAAGAGGCTCACCAGTATCAGGGTCATCTTGGTCAATAACCAAAAAGTCAACGAGACCAGCTCCAAGTCCATTGCCGTCTACCACTGCTATCTTGCACTTATACTTATGGAACAACCGCTTGATATGGATTGACTGGGAACCGAAGTGTTCAGCGTCGTAGCTAAAGATATTAACAACTTGCTTCTGCGGCACACCAGTTGGCGCAGGAGTGACTTTCATAACAACAACCTCTGTTGTACCATTTATATTCTATATAGTTCGCTACACTATATACGTTCTCTTATGAACTGCTATGTGTCACCACATAGATTAGACTATATCTTCACTCTATACAAAATAGAGGTCTCCCATTTCAACCGCCAATCGCTTGCGGCCTACGTCTTTCGACTAGTCGTTGAACCTTATTCAAAATCATAATCTGTTGTTAGCCATGCCCAACTTTTTTTCTTCTTAATATCATGCACGGCATACTTAGTTACTCCGTACTTTTTTCCAATCGTAGTATAGCTTGGATGATTGGGATTCATTAACTCTTCACATATCTCGATTACTTGTTCTTCTGTAAGAGTATTACATCCGGCTTTTTCGCCTTTAGCAAGATTGTCTCTTAAGCCAATCCTCGCTGCATGAGCCATATTTTCAGATTGAGTACACCATTCAAGATTGTTAAGGCGATTATTTTCTTTGTTCCCATCTATATGATTAACTTGTAACTGTAAACTATCTCCTCGCGGAGAAAAAGCTTCAAGCATCAAACGATGTACCATAAAAAATTTTCCGCCTTCACTGGTCATTAAATGAACTCTCAAATATCCTTTTTGAATCTTATGAGTTTTCATCTTATGCCATCCACGATAGGGGGAGTATATTTCTCCTTGTTCGTTAATTTGATAATCTTGATTAAAAATAATATTAGGATAAACAACTGTTTTAAACATATCTTTCTCCTTCAATATCTCACTACTTATATTGAAAAATACAATATGTATATTATATACAGTTGCCCAACAAATATACAACAGATTTTTTGAATCTTGGCTGCTGATTGTCTTTATATAATAAATAAAGATGTTCCAGCAATTAGAGAGATTTTAATTGAGCCTACAAAAATTAACCCAACACGACCAACGTCAACACCAAGAAGATAATACCCCTTATCAGAGGTACGCTTGCTTGCCTCATTTTCCGCAAGCTGAATATCCCTGCACTTGTCAAACCTCTCTGGGTCGAAGAATGCGCCTTCAACACTACCCGCCCAAATGGAATTGTATTCACGGTCAAAGGATGCCTCATTAAACGTGCCATCCATCTTAAGGTCAGAGATAAAGTTCTTACTAAGCAAGCGTTCCATCATCGGTGTGCGATAAGTACCACCAAGAACAATGGCCGCGTCTGGACGCGCTACCGACTGACAAAGAGTCTGAATCAACTTATCATAACTAAATGTGCCCTTGTATCCAGCAGTAGTGATGTACACAGCGCTCTGGTTCGCTATTTCATTTTCGTCTACTCCATATCCCGGAATATTGCGGGAAACATTCAGAGTTGGCAGGATAATGTCATTCAGCTTATCTTGATCCATGCTTGCGCATTCCTCAAGTACGCCGCTAGTAAAACGCCTACCACGTGTAGATTCTGTCATGGCAACATTCTCAAGAGACGAGCCATTCTTAAAGGTGTAAATTACACTGTCCTTGGTATTGCGTGTACGTGCCCTACCTTGTGTGCCACGAACGTCCCAGATAATTTCTCGCTCAAAGGCCGGAATCATCTTGCAGATTTCCTGTACCTTAGAAGACAGAATACCCGCAGACTGCTCCTTTCCCGCAGACGCCACAAAGATTTGGCTTCCCGGGTAGAGAATGCACTTAATCATCGACCCCATAGCGGTCAAAAAGGACTTAGAATAAGCTCGGCAGAAAACACAATACACGTATTTGTGCCGCAAAATTGCGCGCAAGAACACACGCTGATAAAAGAAAAACTTGAATCCATTATCTGGATTTAGAGAACAAAGAAAATCAACAAACTTGTCTGGATAAACTCTCCAATAGGCAATCAACTTTCTCAGCTCTGGGAGGTCTTGCTGTATGGTTTCCCTAGTAATGTCCTCCTTGACCTTACCTCTGGTACTAACGGAAAACTTCTTCTTCAAAACGTCAGCGAGTGCCATTACTCGTCTCCTATCTTCGCATAGACGGCATCGGCTTCTGCGGCGATTGAGCTTTCAAGATTGTTGAGCCAATCGTCGGCATACTCATCATCAGCCGTTTGCTGCTCCTCAGCCGCACTCGTAACCAACCCATCATCAAGACTCTTGTTCTTGTTCATTTCCATGTCCTCTTCAAGTTTCTTAATGTAAGACTCAATCAGGTCGCCAAGACCCATCTCGTTCTTGACCAGATTGTAAGTGTATGATTTCATATCCTTAAGCGTCAAATCAACCTTATCTGGCTGAACCTCGAACTGATAATCAAACGCAGGGATAGCCCCGCCCTCTCGCTCGACAGCCGCCACAAGCTCTCCAACAGAATCGAGATATTTGTTGTTATCCTCTTTCTTCTGCGCCTCTGTGAATGCGCCAGACTTGCGGAGCTGGTCAAACATGCTTGAGAACTTTGCTGCGTTGGCGGCATCTCCTGCATCGAGACAACGTTGCATATTAATATTCGTCTTGCACATGTTGATTAGAACGCTCTCGCGGTCAACACCAATCTCGAACTCCTCAGCGTACTTCTGGTACATCTCCTCCATCTTAAGCCACTCGGAAGGCCTGAAACTCTCCCCCCACTTCATAGCGAGATACTGAACGTCGTTTGGCGTCAAATCGTTCAAGATGGACTGCTCGTCAACAGCTGTTCCAATAGCAGATTGATAGGCATTGCCTTTTGTTGGCATTGTCGGTTGTGGAGGGACTTGGTTAGACATTGTTATCTTGGTATTGTTTCCAACGCTCTCTTGGAGCCTGCCGTATGTCATCTTTCCATCTAGTCCCGCAATCTCATAATCGGAATCCTCGAAATCAGGTACCTTCTCTTCCATCGCCGCAGACAGCGCCTCGGCATCTTTTTCTACCTTTTTCTTGTCTTCCTCTGTCCGAGCCAGACGCGAATCCCTCTCGTGCCGCACTTCTAATTCTTTTCTGCGTAGTTCGATGTTTTCCTCATTGAGCTTTACTGTATCATCGTAGTTATAATCAATGTAGTCCTTCATACTCATCGTGCGGATGTACGTGCCAATGACCGAGGAAGGCCCGAACCTCTCTGGGTCTTTCATATACTTCTTGTAGCAGAGGTCTATCCACCTCTCCTCTATGAACGGCATATCAAGTTCTTTCAGAATCCAAATAAACGTGCTTGGCCGCTTGTTATCAATGAACTTACACGCGCACTCTTTGCACATGGAGAAGCAGGCACCACCGTTCTTGGCCTTCTGGTGCCAGAACCCGGTGTTCTCATCCTTTGCCTTGCCGCACTCCTTACATATCCTCTTCGCCACTCTTCACCCTTCCCTTCTTAGAACGGCATTCACGACACTTTGAATAGAAACCGTCCTTGGACGTGTTCTTATGGAAGAACAGCGGATGTGCCAGCATCTTCCTACCGCACGTGTTGCAAACCTTCCATTGGGCTTCCTCCGGGTGCTGGTAGGTATAATACCAGACAAGCCACCTCTTCTGGGCAGTCTCGGCCACCATCTTGGGAATCTTCTTACACCAAAGCGTGGAAAAGTACTGTTCGGAATGGACTATTCCATACTTCCTCTCCATTTGCCGCACAATCTCCGCCCCAGTCATTCCGTCTATCTCCCAGACCAAGAGGTCATAGAGCACTTCGTTGTCAGGAAGAAGGGCCTTATCAACCAAGTTCTCCAAGTCTATCAGGAGCCAGTGCATGTCACTGTCCATATCCTCCCAGCACTCGCCCTTCAACTTAGGATAGTACCTTAGCAAGAAGGAGACGTGCTCAGGACGAAATAGCGATATTGGACCATCGGACTGCGGCATGTCATTCTCATCAATGGTCACGTGCTCGTCCAAAGACATGTGCGCCATATGCCTTATCTGTGAGTTGATGTGAATCTTCGCTAT